CAACATTTATTAATACTGTAGATATATCAGATTTAGATATAGAAAATGGTGGACGAACTAATTATTCAATAAAAGTAGATAAACGAGATTCTCAAGATAGAATCTATATGCATATTACAGGTAAAAATGGAAACACCTCAGTATTTAGTGGAACAGATATATTATCAGAATCGGGTGTAGCTAGTGGTTATCAAACTTATGCAAGTGGTTTTGATTTTGCAGGAACCATTACAACATTAATTATTGAAGTAGGCGGACGTGATATTAATTTGGCAATTGGACCGCTCTTTGATGATATACAAATAAATGTATTATACAACGTAGTTTCTACAATAGTTACAGAACATATACTTAGTGTGGAAATGTGGATAGCTTATGGGGGAAGTACAGAAACAGAAGTTATTGATATTGTAGAAAATATATTTGAACATAATGATGTAATAGATTCATCAACTGATGATTTTTATTTTGAACCTGAGTTTGATGAACCTAACATGGACATATCTTATGAAACTGTTGAAATGGAAATGGATTTTGAAATAGAAATGCCAGAAATGGAAATGGCAGATATAGAAATGGAAATGGAATTAGAAATGGAAATTAAAGAAATACAATTAGATGAACTAGAAATAGAAATGCCAGAAATGGAAATGGCTGAATTAGAAATGCCTGAACCAGAAATGGAGGAAGTAGAAATGGAAATAGAAACTGAACCAGAACCAGAGGCTGAAATGGAAATAAAGGAGGTACAAAATGAACCTACTAAAGAACCTACTAAAGAACCTCAAGAAGATATGGCAGAAAAGCCAGAAAACGAAGAAAGCGTATCAGAGGCTGAAACAGATGAAGATCAACCAGAAGATATGGAAGAACCAGAGGATAAGGGTGAAAACAAAGAAAAACCTGTAAAAAAGCCAGAATCTAAAAAAGAAAAAGCAGCAAAAAAGATAGTCAAAAAGATGGGGGATAAAGGTAGATATGATTCAACAAATCAGTTAAAAACATTAATAGTCATGCAAGTTTTAGGGGATACTAAAACTTTTTTTGACTCGCAGAGAATATTAAATGATAGAGAAGGTTTTTTTACGGATTATATGCTACCTGATACCCAAATAACTAATAATAATTTAGCTCAATATTATTTATTTGCTGGTAGTGAAGGGTTAATAAATGAAATGATAGATAGTCAATGGCAACAGAAGTAGAAGTAGGTGGAATAAAATTTAGAGGTGGTAAAATCTTTGTTATCTTAACAGCGCTAACCACAGCAGGTGGTGCTTTATGGGGTGGCTTTGAATTTTATAAAGATTACCTAAACATGAAAGATCAAATACAAAATTATGTAGCTCCAGATTTATCAGAATTTGATAAAAATATTGCTCTTACAAAAGAAGAAATGTCTAGTAAAACAGAACTTCTTAAAACAGAAATTGAAATGCTTATGAGTGAGATGGAAATGATGATGGCAGAAATAAGATTAGTGTCTGATGTAGCAAATGAATTAAAAAATGACTTACGTCAAGATGTAAGAAGAGTTGAAAAAATAGTTAATGATGTAGAGCAGCAAGTAAAAGAAGATTCTAGAGATAATGCAAAAGAATTAAAAGTTACAATAGATACTCTTGAAGATGATATGAAAAAATTAGAAGAGAAAATAAAACTAGCACAAAAAGAACTAGAGGAAAAAATAGATAAAAGGATTAAAAGCGCACTAGAAAATCCTTTAGGAGGGTAATATGAAAATATCAGATAACACAGCGATTAGTATGCCTATGAGAAATTTAATTGGTTTAATTGCAGCCATAGGAATTGGGATCTTTGCATACAGCGATTTGACTCAAAGGCTAACCCAACTTGAGACTGCAAGACAATTAATGGAAGCTGACTTGTTAAAAAAAGCTGAGCAGACCCCCGTAAATCAGGAGCTCTACATGTTAATCGAGTTTCTAGCTGGTCAAAATGAGGTCATGGAAAAAGAAGTGCAGTCTATTGAAAGTAATAATATAAATATAGACTTTCTAAAAACTCAATTAGAAAAAATGCAAAATGATGTAGAAAACTTAAAAGACAAAGTGAGGCAAAATGGCAGTAATTGAAACAGTATTCGCAATGATGATGATAGTAAACGGATCTATGGATGGATTTATGAAGACAGATGGTTTATCTCACTGTCTTAAAGTTAAAAGAGAAAGTGAGCGAAACTTGGCAGACAACAGATCAAATGTTATTCGTTATGAATGTGGTCAAGTAGTGGCAGAACTAGAGCCTGACTTAGAAGGTGTGCTTAAAATAAAAAAGATTTTGGAACGTAAATAATGGACCCAGTAACTATAGCATATATATGTTTTGGTACCTTATGGGTTATGGGAGCCATTACGTATTTATAATATATGGCTCAAAAAATAACGAACGAATACTTTACTCCTGTTAAAAAAAGGACAAGTATTGGGAGCTCCAGTAGATCTAAACCTAAAAATAAACATAAGATTAAATCATGGAAAAAATACAACCGACAAGGAAAGAGATAATAGATGATGTTAGGATCTGGTCTAAAAATTTTTTAGAAGTACCTAATCTACATTTAGGAGGTGTTCCTGCTTGCCCTTTTGCTAAAAAAGCATGGTTAGATAAAAAAGTATGGGTAGCTGTTAAAACCAAAAATAGCACTTATAAAAAAGAATTAAATGACTGTCTTAAAAATTTAGATTTTACTAAGAAAGAAATATTGATATTTTGTGACCCTTATTTTAGTTATTCCCCTGATGAGCTTCATATAGCTACTGAAGATTTTAATGAGTGGTATAATAGAAAAGACTTCTATTTTATGAGTTTTCATCCATCTAATCCTGCAACCGAAGAAGAACAAAAATTCCTTGTTTCGCCAAATAATGACACTAATTTATCTGGTCCCGATTATAAATATTCTATGATGCTGGTACAAAAGTTCTCGCAATTACAGAAAGCTTCTGATAAATTGCACAAACAAGGTTATTATAAAATGTGGCCTGACGAATACTATCAAGAGGTTGTGGTATCTCGTGCTAATAAATACAAACAGATCAATGGAGGTCTATCATGATGGGTAAAAAGAAAACTGCTAAAATGCGTGGCGGTGGAAAAGTTAAAAAAATGGCTAAAGGTGGACAAGGATACATCGATAGAAAAGATGAATCAGTTTCCATGAGAATTAAGAAAAAACGTACTCCTGCCCAATTAAAAGCTAGTAGAGATGAGTCTTACGGTAAGTTTGGTAAAGGTACTGGTAAAGGCGTTATTAATAAACGTGGCGGTGGTATTGCAAAAAGAGGTATGGGAATAGCGAAGTAATTAGATGTCTATTAATACAGGAACACCTAGTTATTCTTCTACAGCTGGATTTATATTAGATTTAGATTCTATAATAGAAGAAGCTTTTGAACGTTGTGGTTTACAAGATCGTACGGGTTATGAATTAAAAACTGCACGTCGTTCTATTAATTTAATGATTGCTGAATGGGCAAACAGAGGATTAAATCTGTGGACTATTCAACAAAGAGAAGCAACTGTTACAGCAGGAACACAATCTATTTCTGGAACTACTTTATATTCAGTAGATTCAGCAGGAAATGCTACTACTGATGCCAATGATAGTGCACAGATTATAGATATTGATAGTGCTGTGATGTCAAATAGCAGTGGTGATTATTCTATGACAAAAATAGGGAGATCTACCTATTGGGATTATACAGTAAAAACTACTCAAGGAAGACCTGCACAATATTATTTTGAAAGAACTATACTTCCTAAAGTATATTTATTTCCTGCTGCGGATGCTACTTACACTTTTAAATATTATGCATCATTACGTATGACCGATATAAATGCTTATACTAAAAATGCTATGATACCTTTTCGTTTTTTACCATGTTTAGTAGCTGGATTAGCTTATTATGTTTCTATGAAATATGCGCCTGATAGAATTCAAATTTTAAAAGCTGTATATGATGAAGAGTTTAGTAGAGCTGCGGCAGCAGATGTAGAAAAAGCAAGTTATAGTATGGTACCAAGACAAACTTTATATTTTGAATAGGATAAAAAATGGCTAAATACTCATCAGGTAGATATGCTCTTAGAATTTCTGATAGGTCTGGTATGGCGTTTCCTTATAATGAAATGGTTCAAGAATGGAATGGTTCTTGGGTTCATACTTCAGAATTTGAACCAAAACAACCTCAATTAGATCCAAGAAATCATCCAAGAGATTTTACAGCATTACAACATGCTAAACCTCAAATAGCTAACGCTAGAGTTTTTGTAGGTAATAATACTGTAAGAACTCCTACAGGTGAGGTAGTTTTATCTCCTAATGGTGATGTTTATGATGGAGTGGGGGATGGAACAGCAGTTAATTCTTTTCAAACTTTATTAGAACCAGTCACTAATTATTACGCAAATGGCGTAGCCTACGCAGATACTCAAAGAAGCATGATGCCTCTTAGTGTACAACAACCTCAAAAAAGCACAGGGTTGTTATCTCGCTCTGGAAATGTTACAGTGAGCACCTCATGACCGATTATTCTGATTTAAATGATAATGTAAGAAATTACACAGAGACAGATACAAATGTTCTATCTGATGCAATTATTAAACCTTTTATAGCATCTATTGAAGATCAAATTTTAAGAACGGTAGATCTTACTTATTTTAGAAAATATGATTATGCTACGTTGACCGTGGGCAATCCTTTTTTACCATTGCCAGGAGATTGGCAAAACACGATATTTATTCAAATTTATGA